TAACCAAATGTTGTTGATGTACAGATAGCTCTTGTTGGGTTAACACCAGTCTTAGTTTTAACTAATAACTGACCTGCTTTAATATCACCAATGATATCAGATGCTGGATCTGACCATGAAGTTGTTACTGTTACTTTTTGATCAGCTGGAACACCATAATCATAAGTAAATGCTTGACCATTAGCTGCCATTGCAATAGCACCAGTAGTTAATGCCATCAATCTCATTCTTTCTCTTTGTGCTGCTGCACCTTTTAATAAACTCATCTCATCATCAAAGACATTCTCTAAGATTGATTTGATATAATCCATATTACCTGTTTCCATTACCATATTTAATGTCTGTCTTAATTCCTCATCAATATATGTTGACTCTTTGAAGAATGGCATTTGACCTGACATCTTACTAAATCCAATTCTCTTTCTTGGTATTGCTTCAACATCAAAAGCTGATGCACTAAGAACAACTGGTATACCTTTTGAACCCTTGATATACTTAATATCTAAACCTAATTTTTGCTTAGATGGGAATAATTCCGATCCTATTGTTGGAACTTGACCTGATGTCAATGTATTCCAATATGCCGCTAATTCTGTACTTGTTACTAAATCATATATAGTCATTTCATTTCTCCTCTCTTATCTTAGTAAGTTGTAATAGCTGTAATCTTACCAGCTAAAGCTAATCTAGTTGCTGCATCTAACTTATTGATTACCGAAGTTTCAAGTCTTTCAACATTAACAAATCCAAAGATTAGTAATGATGCATTTGCTACTCCATTAGTAACATCAACATCATGTTCTAATACTCCTACTGCATTTGATGTAGATGTTCCTGTTACTGCAACTGTTACTGTAGCAATAGAAATTACTATACCTTGACCTGATATTTTTTGAACTGCAACTGCTGTTACAATATCACCAGTTAAAGCAATCTTTTGAGTAAATTGAACTTTTGTTGTTCCTGATGCTGCTACAATAAAATCTGCCGTTCTAATGATTCTTATTAAAGACTCAACTTGAAGAGCAATTGTTGTTCCTGCAAAAGTCTTACTGTCTAGATTTTCTGTATTATCACAAGTATAATTAATACCCTCAATTGTAATAACATCTCCTTTTTTAGCTAAAGTTGTTACCTCAACTGTATATACACCTTTAGTTCCACTATCTGTTGTAGTAGCTACTATTGCTGTAGTACCTCTTTGTAATAAATCAACAAAAACTGGTGTTCCTGCTCTTACTACTTTTTTAGTTCCAACTGTATCATAAGATGCAGCTGACATTCTTATTCCAACTGCTGCTCTTAACTTTGGAAAAGCTAAGATTTGAGGAACATTAGTTCCTACTGTTGTTTCGAATCCTGTTTGATTAAGCATTTTATTTCTCCCTTCTTATTGTCTCGTAAAATACGAGCTTTTAACTGGCTGACTTTTTGCTTTTGCCATTTCAGCACCTAAACTAAATTTTTCTTTTCCACCTGAATTATTTTGATTTAAAGTTCCACCTGTTCCTTTTGGTTTAGTATCTTTATCATCACTATTTGCAATATTAAAAAATACTGAGAATTTTTCTTTCATTCCCTCAAAAACTTTAACAATATCATCTGGTGAAGTTGTTTCTTTTAAAGCTAAAGTTATTGCTGCATCTAAATATTCTGGCTTAATACCAATTTTTAATGCCTCAACCTGAGCTTTAGACATTATTACTTCTTGCTCTAACTTTTGCTTTTCTGTAACTAATAGTGCAAGTTCTTCGGTTTTCTTTTCTGCATCTGATTTTTGTGAATCAAGATACGCCTTATGTGCTGCCAAAGCATCTTTTGCATTCTTGGCATTTTCAACACCTAATTCTTTTAATACTGACATTTTACCTTGAGCTTTTTCTTTAGCCATCATTGCTGTAACTTCGGCTTGTGTAAATGTTTTTGATTCTTTTATTGCACCTGCTGAATCGTCTTTTCCAGTATTTTCATCAGCTCCTGGTTCGCCTTCTCCTTCACCATCTGATCCACTAGAATCACTTGCAAAGAATTGTAGATTCATTGGTACCTTAACACTTTCACTAAAACAACCTAAATCTTTTTTCATTTTGTTTCCTCCAAAATATAATTTAATCCACTATCGTAGTGGTACCGTTTTATTACATTTGATTTCTTTATTGTCTTATCAATAAAAGACATGATTCCATATTCTTTTTAAGAACTTTGTTTAACTTACAATATTCTAATAATATGGATTGTTTAACATTTTGTATTTGTATTTCAAAATTTCTAATTTTTGTTGAACTATTACCAAATAATAGTAATGCTTTTTGCTTTTGTTCCAATATTGATTTTAAATCTATTATCTTTTTATTGTCTAAACAAATAATATATGATTCTTTGCAATTAGGACATACAAAATAATTTATAATATATTTATTGCTATTAAATTCTACTACCTTATTTTGTATTTCTATACTAAATTCTTCGGAACATTTATCACATGTACAAGTTGGAGCTGCCATTATATCTCACCTACTTTGCTAACTTTACTTTATGCTTATTAATATCCAGATTATATCTCTTAACTTTTTGTCCTGGCTTTGATAACAGGTCATATTCTCTTTGATATTCAAGTCCTTCATATTCGTCTAATAGTTTGCTCCTCAAAGCATTTAATTCTTTATCCAATTCTATTAGTTTTTCTTTGGAGAAATTTTTACCTGATTTTACATACATTTTAATTTCTTTTAATTTCTCATCTGATTCTTTATCATCAATCTGGACAATGTTTGGAGTATGACAAAATTCACATCTGAAAAACATTACTTTCAAAAGGACTTTATCTTTTACCATTTGTATATTCATTGTCTGTAGTTTAACAATTGAATCATTTCCACAAGTTATACATTCTTGTTTCATTTTATATCTCCTTAAATATTTTATTTATGCATCTTTTAGCACATAGTTAATTATAACATAATATTATATATATGTACACTAAAAATTATAAATAATTATTAAAAAATTATGTCTTTATCTCCTACACCATATCTTTCTGGAAATAATTCTACAACCGTTTTCTTTTGTTTAATACATTTTTTTAATTCTTGAATTATAATATCTTCACTTTTTTCAGCCATCATTAAAGGAAAACTACTTCCTGTAACTTCCTCATATTTTTTTAATAATAATTCCATCTTTTTCACCTTCTTTCTTATAGTTAATTATAATAATAACATAATATATTCAATAAGTAAACTTTTATTATTTAATTCCCATTAATTTTTTATATTCTATTAAAGAATTTGGTAATAATCTATTTATGAATACCATTTGATTTTCATCTACCAATGCTGCCGTAATATTAGCAAATAGTTCTGAAGATGCTTCAAAATAAGTATCTCCTCTAGTCCAATATTCGTCAGAATGACCAAATTTTATTTTAACTGATTTTGCTTTACTTGAAAAATCATTCATATTTCTAGCTGCACTTATTAAATCCTGTACTGAATTAGAATTATCATTCCAAGATAAGATTTTTAATTTAGTATACCAATCAGTATTAGAATCAAACATATTTTCTAAATCTTTTTGCATAGCTGAAACAAAATCTTCTTGCCTCGACATTAATGACGAATAAAATTTGTCTTTATTAATAATATTTTGACGATTATCGACTGCATGCCCAACCTCATGAAATAAAGTTCTTAGATTTTTATTATGTGTATTATTTAACATTTCTACATCAAGATTTATTTGATTACGTCCTGGATAATAGCATGCTCCTTTTTTACTATCAAACCTAGATATACCTTCGCCTTTTAGATTTGCCATAGCATCTAAAAACTTATCTTTATATGCTGGATCCATCTTATTAAGTCTATCTTCAAATATTTTCCAATTATCTTCACCTAAATATTCTTTATATTTTTTCTTAGATTTTTCAAAATTCTTTTCTATTCTCTTATTTAAAACTGATTTTGCTGTTGTTTCTTTATCTGCCTTTACTACTTTTTTAGCTGGTTTTACTACTGCTGGTTTTACTGGTTTTGTTATTGGCTTAACAACTGATTTTGCTGTATTTGTTTTTGCTGGCTTTGTTGTTGTACTTGGCTTTATTATACCTGACTTTTTATAATTAAAACTTTCAGCCCATTCATCTATCTTATCATTTGTTTTTCCTCTTCCACCATCTACCCATTTAGACAATTGAAATTGAATATCTTCCAATGGTTTTGTTGCAACTTCAAATACACATAATCCATTTGGATGGTCAAGTGGTATTTTATCAATATCAAATATTTTTTCATTTCTAGACATACATAATGCACAACTTCTTGTACTCATAGCACTTAGCCACATAATTCCTTGCTGCCATGGATTTTTTTTATTTGTTTCGATGATGCTTTGTTGATAAGCATGATGAGTCATTGTTCTTGCTAATCTTTGTGCATTATAATCTATTTGTTTACTAACACCAGGATATACTTTATTCCAATCCCAGGGTTTAGCAGCAGAAGGGTCTACATAAGTTTGTAAATCTTTTGCAATATCAAAACTACTTTTACCTTGAGCTAATCCTTTTGCTACAATTGAATTTATATCTGCTAATTGCTTTTGATTATCTCCCCATATAGCTTTAGTTAATGTCCAATCTTTTTGATATAATCTCCCAAGTTTTATTGATTTAACTATATCATCTGGAATATACATATATGGGTCTTTTGCATTCAAACCAAATAACTCTATAAATTTTCCATTTTCTTTAACTACAGATTCTGACATAATTGTCATATTTTTTGTATATATACTTTCTTTCGTTATAGCAGAATCATTTATCTTTGCTGTTGTTTCTTTTAATACTCTATTTAACTCTGTTCTCTTTACTATATTACTTATATTTTCATTTTTACTTAAATTACTAATTGCTTTTTGTGTATCATCTGCTATATCTTGATATAATTGCTTTATTTCTTTTTGTTGATTTGATAGTATTTCAGATTTTACACCTTCACTATCTAAAAATCTTAATCTATTATCTTTTATATCTCCCATATAAGGCCTCCAGAAGGCCATAGAGGCCTCTAACTTAAAATATATTAAGTTATATATATTAATTACTAAATATTGTCTAGATTGTCATCCTGATTATCCATAGGGCTATCTGATGAGTTAGGCATAAATGAATTTTCAAGAATTTCTCTTTCAAGTGCCATTTGTTTAATTTCCTCATCTGCTTCTATTTTAGTTAAATTTCTCCATTTCATCATATAAGCTTTTTTAGA